GTAGTAGGTTTTGGCTGGATCCAAGGCGATATCGGTTGTCAAAGCGTATGTGATTTTTGTGTCAACAGGGACGTTATCGTTGATTACAACCAACAAGCCGTTAATATAACCGATCGGTAATGGTCGGGTAATACCCATGGGATCTGTGTATTTTGAATACTCAAGCATTTGCAGGTTGGCTAAACGTCCAGCCACAACCGAGTGCATGATTGCCATAGCATATCCGCCAGCATTATCACCATTAGCTTTAACCATAGCGTCTCCGATTGTGGTTGCGCCAATTTTGTTTGCGTCAGTGGCTGTACCGGTATTTGTTGCGATATCATACGTATGTGTTGAAAAATCAGCGTCATTAGCTACAAAAAGTGCCGATAACAGTTTCACAAGAGTTGACTGTTGTTGTTTGATCCAATATTGTGCAACTCCCGAAATGATTTGAGACATCGGGTCAGCACCACTGTTGAAGTCTTTGATGAACGATTCCGCTTTCCAAGCTTTCATACGACCATAAACAACACCAGCATAGTAGCCGCCGGTTAATGCGTCATATGTGAAATCCGTAACACCGTTGTAATTCTGGGGATCACCACCAAGATTATCGTAGAATGGCACGGTGAAATAATTGGATCCGTTTGAGATCAGAGTTTGAATTTCTGGGTCAAATGCGACAGCGCCGCTATTGATCATGTTTGTTTTGATGATGTCTGGTACTTGTTTCCAACTATAGTTGAAAATCTCTGCATCATATACTAATCCTAAATTTGTTCCTGGCATAGTTTTTATCCTCTATTTTCTTTAAATTTTTAGAAAACCCTCGACCAATTTTGGAGCTTTTTTCTTTAGGTCGATTTTTTCCTGTGTTGACATTTTGTCAAACATTTCTTTTGTTACACCCTTATCACCTTCGGTGTTTACATCAGGAGCTTTGATAATAGAAAGTTCTTTCTTGAGTTGAGCTTCAATCTCACTTCTGGTGTTTTTAAAAGTATCGATGAAGTTGTTGACGTTATTTGTTGTTGATTCAACGCTGTCAGAAACAAGAATGTCGATAAATTTGCTATAATCGTCTTTTTTGACACCTGCTTCTACGAATAAATTTTGGGCTTCAAGTCGATTAGCTCGTTTAGCGATTTCAGCTTCACGTTGCGCAATTTCTTTAAACTTTTCGTCAAATTCTTCTTTAGCTCGTTGTTCTGCTGTCATGTTGGCCTTTGTGATATACTCCTGTTCCCACTTAGAGCGTTGTGTTTCAACACCTTTTTTGATTCCAGTTTCTACTCGACGGTCAACTTCAGCTGTAACCTTTTTATTGAGGTCTTCCTCTGTGAACAATCCAGCTTTAGCTTTAGCTTCAGCCTCAGCTACCAATGAATCAATTACCGCTTGTTGTTCTGGTGTAAATTCCATAGTTTTTGTATCCTCCAATACCACAGTGATTTCGCGAATGGAACCCACTGTATTATTTCAAATTTGTTGTCATGTTGTTATTATACACGGAAAGTCTCAAAAAATATCGGTAAAAATCGAAATTTTTTATTTTTCTTGACAAATTTTGAGACTTATTGTATAATTGTTGGTTTATTCTGTGATTTGTTGGTCGTTGTCTTGTTTGATTTCGGTTTTTCCTGCAAACTGGTCACCCCAGAAAGCTTCACCACGAGCCATAAATTCGTTTTCATCTGAAACCAAATCAACAACAGTCAGGCAATCTGTTGGGCTTAGTGTTTTTGTGCCAATCAAATTCATGTAGCCCTGGGTCTTCACAATTAAATTGTTTGATTTGTTTCTACTGAACTTGATATCGATGTCTGTAAGTTTTAGAGGTTCCTTGTTGTTCAGGTTTAAGATGGATAGGATTACGCGAAGTGTTCGTTTTTCGGAAAGGGTGAACACAGACTCTTTGTTTCTAGCGATTATTTCTAAATTCGCCCAACCATCACGAAGTTCTACAGCCTGGCCGGTGTCACCACCGCCGCCACCTCGGTTATTTCGCGAAGGTATTCCGATTATAGCGTACAATAATTCTTCCAATTCTTGTGAGTAGGCGCCTATTCCGGTTTGGTCTAGTGGGTTCGATATATTTCTGACATCAGACGGTGATCCTGATGTGTTCTTCAACATAACAACACCTTTTTCGCGCATCTCGTCATAAGTTTCGGAGTCTATATCCGCGTTGAAAAAAACCAACAACGACTGAACCATTTGGTCTATGTCGTCAAATCTACCACTGTGCAATTCGTTAATAGCGTCCATGACCATCAGAGCTAGTTCCCAGTCACCAACACGCCACTTATTATTAGGGTACTCGATTATCGGTAAACCGCCGACATCATATCGCGTTATTTCTGGTATGTTTTCAGAAGTCACAACACCATCGTTGTTTGACATTATTGTGTATTGTCCGACAGTTGTGTAAACGTGGTATCTGGTTCCGACGAGGTTGTCGTTTTCGTCGTAAACGTCATAATATGTTGCGGCTAATAGTGGTTTTTGTGAGATGTTGTTTTCGTATACGATAAACGTTGTTGCTGGATCCAAAGAACGATCTTCGAATGGCACCTCGTCAGAAAATTCACCGTCAGTATAGATTATCCGAAAAGCTGTACCGCAAATACTCTGATAGTCGCCAATCTCCTTATCGACGCTGGCCTTGTCTTCGTATTTGACGTAGCGGTTCAGATCATCAACCTGTTCCTGTTTGTTTGATTTTCCGTTTTGCACGTATTGGATTGGGGAGCCCAAAAAGTAACCGGTTATATCGCGTGTAGCCTGCTGGGCGTGGTTTATGACGATGGTGTTATTTATTTCTGATCGGATGGGCTTTTCCTTGTCAAGAATCGGTTGTTGGCCAAGATAATAGTTCATTAGATAATCGATATCTAATTTGTTGGTGTTGTGTTTTGATCTAGCTGTGTTTATGGTTGCTGCTAAAATGTTTTTGTCAAAAAGATCCTCTGCGGTTGCGCTGCTAAGGATTACTTTTCGGCCGGTGTATATTTTTTCACTCATAGTTTTGTTTCCTTTCTACATTCCTAGTTTTTTGCGATCTAGTATTTTTACTTTATTTCCGGATAGGTTTTGGAATAGGTTTGCCAGCATAGCAAGACTATCTGGAGCATCATCGACTTGTTGTTTTGTTGTTTGTGACCAAGCGTAGACGTTGGCCATAAATTTCGCATATTCTGAGTTTTTTGAATATGTTGACGGATCCCTGAATATGAAAAATTTTGTGACGAAGTCAGCGTATGTTATTATTTTTGTATTTTTGTTTGATGATGTGAAGAATGTTCTAACACTTGCGTTACTTCCTAGTTTTTTGAGTTCTTTGTCTACATTTTCGGCATAAAAGCCACCACCATTATTCATCTCTATGTCACCACGAACAACTTTATGGTCATACCATAGATCGGCTACTTTTTTTATGGTTACAGCCGGAAGACCGTTGTTGAAAACAACACCGTCAATATAAACAAAATCACCGTAAACATAACCGACTGGCGAAGCAACGAAATCCTTACCGGCACCCTTGCTATCACAAACAGCTATTATCGTGTCCGGCGGTTCGCTCGGTAATGTGAAATACGTCTGCATATCCGCTTCGTTGTACAAAAGACCTTCACGCTCTATCGGTTCACCCATATACGAAGCTTTGAATGACAAAGCGTCTGTCTTAGGATCCTTTTCCAAATCATGATAGAATTTAGATGAAAAACCCCCAGGAAACGCAAAATTACTTTCACCAAACTCATCGTAAGCTGGAATTATGATCGATTTTGCACGAGGGTTATCTGCGTTGTTTGCGCGCAATTTGGTTATTGGATCATGGACACTCCATGGTGTGGCGAGGTGTATCTCCTTGCAACCCTCTTTCTTACGCTGTGTGAAGTCATTTGAATAAAGCGTCCACAGTTTATCAAGACGGCCCAAATTCATAGCTTCTTCACTACCCGAAACAAGGTCATCACAATATAAATATAGTTCGGCCTCGCAACGACCAGTTACAGATCCACCAACAGGCGCAAAAGTTATCGATGGATACCGTTTCATAACCTTCAACCAAATCTCCTCACGCTTGGCATTCTGTGAGACCAATTTAGACTCTGGAAACACTTTGTTGTAATGTTCAGAACCTATTATTTCCATGGCGCCAAGGTAAAACGAACATGTTATTGCGTCAGAAAAAGCTGTAGCTAGTTGCGTTGATTCTGGGTGACGACCCATTATCCAGGATAAAAATCTAATACCCGTTGTTGTGTTGTGTGTTTGGGTGTATCCATCGGTTACGTACATATGTGTTGGGTTGTCAACGGAGATGCACCAACATTCTTCTAAACCACGAGGTTCAACAGCTTTTATGATGTTTCCGTGAATTTGGTTGAATGGTGTAAACCTTTTTATTTTATGCTCACAGTAAAATGGTGCTTCGAACAGGTTCCAGTACACCATCCAGAATTTAGTGTTTCTGCTTCTTTCCTGTCTTATTTTAGCTTGTCCGCCAAAAGATCGAACCAGCTCGCAAACACTTTCAGCCATCTCGTAGGACAACAGTTTCGCATCGTTCATAGATGTTCTGCCGACGCGTCCTGCACGGTCCATAATCCCCTTTAATAAATCTAGCCTGGACTCTTTGTCACAAAATAAATATCTATCAGGAATTGCTTTAAATGGAAATGCACCATCAGCAAAAGCTACACCCAACGAATACATGTCGTATTTTTCTAGGTCTATTGTGGTTGGATAATCCATAGGTTTAATTGGTGGGATTCTTAGTTTTAGGTTTGGGTTTTTTTCCATATATTCCATGATTTGTTTGGTGGTCATGATATGATGGTTGTGTGTGGTTCGTAATGGATTTCGGCAATCCTCAGTGGTTTTCACCTTCCATAGATGGTCGATACCACAAGGAACACGTAAACCGTTATTAAAAACCAAATCGTAGGTTTGTTTGACCCCTTGCGGGAAGACACCGGTCACTCTGTGAATTTGTCCATCTTCACCCATCACTTCCTGGCCGACGGTCATTTCTCCCATCGTCTTCCAACCGTATGGTGTTAGTATTTTTGCAGATAGTGGTTGTTCCTTTCCGGTACGTGGTGGCATAGAAATCAAAAGAATGTCATATTTATCATGAATTTCCATGTCGTTAAAAGCTTCAAACATTTCTTTTAGGTGGTGTTGTCGATGGTGATAGAAACCTTTTTTGCTATCTGTTTTGTCATCGTCGAGCTCCAGGGCTTTATTGTATGTTATGAAGTCGTGTGGGCCGACAAGATACAGTACGTCTCTATACAAATCATAAAGAGTTGTTAATTTTGTCGGATCTTTCTCGATTGTTAACTCACGTTCGATGTTTGGGATTATTACTTTTGTGTACTGTTCTAGTTCTTGCATATTCATTCGAATTTCCTCCTCTCTGTATAAAATTTTAAATAGTTTTTATAGATCCCAACACACCACCATGTGCTTTTCGGCACCTGACAACTTGATGATTGGTATGGCTTTTGATGATTGTGGCATGTACATTCCTCTTAAAGTGTATCCACCCAATTCCTGATAGCTTGGTACAACCACATGTACGAAATCCTTCAGTCTTACAACTTCGTTGTTTGGGTCTATAACAATCTTTGACGGTATCGATGAATCAGGAGAGTGTATGTGGCCAGTTATTAACACATCCATACCATCTATAGTGTACGAGAATTTTTGAGTTTTTGTTTTACTTCCGCCGTGAGCTAGTACCAAATTATACGAACATTGTCGCTGCTTCGTTCTTGCTCCAACATTAACCTTAATGAAACACATATTTTTTCTGTAAACGTTACCAACACCTAACTTTTCCAAAACTTCGTAAAGTGGGTAAGAGTCGGTCATTATTGTTGATCGGTGTTCGTGGTTTCCCTGGACAGCACCAATAATCTTTTCTGTTAACGGGCTGAATTCATCTAGTAGGAATTCTTTCTGCTGGCGAGGTGATAGTGTTGCGTCATAACTGTTTGTGTGCGAGGATTTCAAACCGTTATCGATCATATCGCCGACCATAACAATTTTACCAAAAGGGTCAGACTCAACCATTTTTTTCCATCGCTTGAACGACTTCTTGTTGAAGTTTGGGCTGCCGATGTGTAAGTCTCCGATAGGGTAAATATTCACATATGGTTGAGTGTCTGGTAATTTGTGTGTAACTAGTTTAAAATCATCTTTCATTAGTTGTGCTCCTTAAATTTTTTATTATTGTGTTATTGATTTTGTTTTGTAGTTCTATGCAGTCGATATAAAGGTCCTGGCCTATCGTTCCTGCTATGTCGTCTGGTTCAGTCCAGAAGCCCCAGGTGCCATTGTTCATACGAACGCGATAGCGACGAGAACCTTTAGCCATAAAACCTTCTAAAACAAAACGTTTGTCCATGAATATGGTTGTTAGTTGTTGTTTGTTTAGATTGTTGACCCACCCATAGTTACGGATGTAGATTGAATAAGGTTGGTTGTTGTTCATTTTGGAACACCCTTCGCGTAATGTTATTTTGATACATATACTTATTATACACTAAAAGTGCCTTAAATTATCGGAGAAATCCGATAATATTTTATATCTTTTGGTATATGGTCGGGCTTGCGCCCGAATTGGATTTTATAATGTTTCACATAAAAAATGGTGTGGCGTCTTACACTTTTTGTGTGAGTCTTACAGTTTTTCGATTATGTTTTTAAAAGTGTAAGATGGTTTTTTCGCATCACAAAGCCATTCTTCACCAAATCTTACATTTCTTACACTTTTTTGGGCTAGAACTTTTTGTTTTTTATTTCCTGTGATATTCTAATTTATATACTTTTTTTCTATTTTTCTTTAAAAAGTGTAAGAAAAAAGATAAGAATGGGATAAGAAAGCCATTTGGACGTCTTACACTTTTTAGATTGTGATTAAAAAAGTGTAAGAAACATCAGCTGTTAATTCATCAAATATGGCATAATACAGCCATTTGGACGTCTTACACTTTTAGTGTGAGTTTTTGTGATAAAGTGTAAGAAAGTTTGTGAAAGTGTTAGAGAATTTTTGTGCAATCGGTTACATGTTAGAGCCAACTAACAAAAAATAATTTAAAATTTTAATAAAAATGTGTTGACAATCACCACAACTTATGGTAAACTTAACTAAAGAATTCAATTATGGAGGTAAAAAACCTAATGGTTACTGTTAAAACTAAATATTATACGCGAGGCCCGAAGGGTTGGATCAAACGATCAACTGAAACCAAACAAATCGAAAAACTAGAGTATGAAGCTTACCTAAAAACCTCAAACTTACTGAAAAGCTTGGGCTCAACCGAACGTAAGGTCAGTATCGAAAAACACACGACCAAAATAACGAGTGTGAGTCCAAACGGACGGGAAAAGCTGGAGTATATTTTCAGTGGGTTTGTAGAATGATTGAACGTTTTGAGTTTTTGGTGTTTTTGAGACATTTAGAGAGATATGTGTCTATAGATGGCTCGGAGGTTGATTGTATTTTTTATGAGTATGTGGCGTGGTGTTGTCAACATCACACAAAACCAATGCTGCCAGAAAGATTCACAAATAAAATCAAGAAACACTTTGATGTCGAAGTTGTTGTTTCAAATGTTCGTAGGACTAACGGAAAACTAACCAAAACCTATAAACTTAATAAAAAACCCTAAAATACCGGAGGAAAAACCTAATGAACAAAATCAGCCAAACGGCCTGCATCAAATGCTTACACAATGACATGTGCGAGAATCGGTCAGATTTTGCCGAGTATTTGTACAGTGTGAATAAGTTCTGTGATGGTATTTCGGGTTCACCGTGTGCGTCAAGGGTTGAAATTAACGTTGAGTGTGTGGACTTCATGGAAAGTGTTCGTTGATTTGAATCATTCTAAAATTGCGCTTTCAAAATTGCCCGGAGTTGCTGAGGGGTCCAACAAACCTATTGGTGATTTTCTATAATAGGGGTGGCCCCCCTACCTATAGCAATCTAACAACGCTGGCAAAAATCCAACAACCTTAAAGCTTTCTTAAGTTTTTTAAAAGTTTAATGCGCGCTGTTTACTTTTGAAGACATCCGTGTTATACTATATACAGAGGCAAGGGAAACACGCAAGCGAAGCGGATCCGGCCACTGATTCAAGCACCGGAAGACTCCGGCAGCTACATACGAGGAAGCCCCTCGAAGGAGATTAAAACGATGGAAACTTTACAAGAACGACAAGAAAGAATGATGAACATGATTGAGATCGGTGGTTTATTTGTGGAATCTTATGGGTGTGACATGACGGGTTTTATATTCTATCAAGTAGTTGGGAAGACCGCGAAAAAAGTCAAAGTAAGACGCGTAAATGCAGCAGGAAACGGCCGGACACTCATCGCAGTCAAAAACGATTTCTATGATGATTGCGTCATCAATAAAAAAGTTAATGTTTGCGCAAGCGTTCCAATGATCTCGCTCGGCTACTATAACGCCTATTTGTCAGACTGGTCAAAAGAATACAAAACAACCGAAAGATAACACCACAAACACAAATTGAACCCCCGTGACATCGGGGGCGACTTTAAAGGAGATGAAAAACATGTTCGAAATTTTCAAAACAAACACAAAACCACAACAACCAACCAAAACAAAAACAACACAACGAACAACAACCAACACCGTGACAATAACACACAACAAGCAAAAACGCACAACTTACGAAAGCAACCGCAAAATTGTAGATGTGAAAGAATTCACAACAGAAAAACGCAGCCAATCAGTAACAGAAAAATTTTAAAATTTTACATAGTGAGCAAACACTCACGGAAAGCAGGAATATAAAATGATTGTTAAAAAATTAACACAAGACCAAGAATTTGTGGACGTTTATAAAATATTACGTTATAACGTGGAGTTTTCCAGCGATATGGTAAGCGCTCGCGAAAATCTGTCAAGATTGTACGAAATTGCCGGCGTTATGGTATCGTGTGAATATATAAACAGCGTGGTTGATGAGATTAGCGCCGCCAGAGCCATCGCAACACTAGAATTATACACAAAAACAACAAGAAAAGAATTTATTGAGATGCAAAAACTTAGAGCAGAGGCCTCCGAATGGATCGGGGAACTTGTGGAAATGTGATTGATGCCCCCGCTGTTGCGGGGGTTTTCGTTTTTAGTTGATTGTCGGGCTTGCGCCCGATTTTTTATGAGGGTTCACAATAAAAAGCCTGGACGATCTGCCGGCTGTCACTTCGCTACGCTAAAGTAGCAAAGCAAACATCACCAAAACACATTATCATCAAAACACCAACACAACCGCATCAAATCCGTGAGACAAACGCAGCCCACGACACAAATACACAGACAACCATCACAGAACAGCCGACAATAACCCCAAACACCAGAACAGATAATAAGACCCCATAGCACTGTGGTCGTGTTTTTAGCGCTTATGTAAACGACTGCAAGAAATTTATCAAATATATTCTTAATTTTCGCTTAATTTTAGACAATTCGTGTTGTGTTTTTTCCGGTTTTGGTGTATACTTATATCAAGGAAGAGGAAAGCCCAGCAACCTCACAAAACAAAAATACATATGTGTAAAAAATACACAAGAAAGAAGGACCACAATGAAAAACCAGAGAACAGATTTATTAAACGCACTTGCAGCAATCAGTGAAACAGCAAAATTGACAGCAGAAACCGCAGAAGCTTACACACTATTAAAGAGATTTATAGAAGAAAATACCCAGGAAGAAACCAATACCGAAGAAGAAGAAGAATCTAAAAACTGTCGCGAATTCGTAAAAAGATATATTACAATCGACAACGATGGCCAGCCACCAATGACACAAACATATAAAGTTAAAGAAGTTTTTGACGTCATGAAGCTTGACGAACGAGGCGGATACTGGGAACGAGAGGAAGAAACCATTGACACAATAACAAAAACGTGGGCACAGCTTGACGAATACGAACATCTTAACGACCTCAATGCGGAGTTGTGTAAAAAATATAACGCAGAATTTGCAAAATATTAAAACAAAAAAAGCCCCCGGAGTGCTGGGGGCTGCTTATTGTGTATTTAGATACTTCAGCAAGTTAAGGTGAAGAAGTGCTATAGATATTGCTTCAGCACGTTAAGGTGAAAAGGTGCTATAGATATTGCTTCAGCACGTTAAGGTGAAAAGGTGCTATAGATATTGCTTCAGCACGTTAAAGTGTGACTGTGTTTGTATAGGTTTGGAAGGAAACCCGTCATAAAGTTTGAAAGAAAATGTTTGGAAGGAAACCCGTCATAAAGTTTGAAAACAAATGTTTGGAAGTAAACCCGTCATAAAGTTTGAAAGAAAATGTTTGGAAGGAAACCCGTCATAAAGTTTGAAAACAAATACCAATAAAACAAACACAAACCACTAAATCCGCCTACAAAAACCCAAACTCGACACATCACACCCTACAACCAATAAGACCCTTTAAATCGCCTTTAGGGTTGGTCCGAAAGCGTTAGCTATAACTTATCACAAAAAACAGCGGGGAGCGTCAGCATAGCTTCGGTTGTATTTGGTTGTAATTTCGTGTAATTCTTTTGTTCTTACGGTTTTATTACAGTTTTCTAACACTTTTATTTTCATGGTGTTAGAGAAGAATCGCATAACATCCCCATTTGTTTAATCTTCTAACAGACTTACAGAAAATTTCACGAAAAACTAATACTCTGTATATATTCTATACTTACTTATATTACTTTTTTTTCTTATAAAAAGTGTTAGAAAGAGAAAAAGAGAGAGAAGAATGGCTTAAGGACGCCGCAAAACGTCTCACACTTTTGATTTTTAGAAGTGTGAGAGAATTTTACTAAAATGTTCTACAAATGGCTATAATAAGCCAAAAAGCTTCTAACACTTTTATTTTCAGAAGTGTTAGAAAAAGCGTTAGAAAGTGTTAGAAATTGTTAGAATCAACGAAAATACACCAGAACATACGTTCTTTTGGTTGAACATCGAGCGAATCTCACATATTTTCTGTGAGAACTCACACCTGAATTATTGAGTGTGATTACCAATCTCGATATTTTTGTGCAACTATTGTGTTTTGCTAACGCATTCGGGCAAAAACCTGTACGCGCTCGACGGACTGACCGCGCTGTTGTGTCCGTGGATTAAAGACAGCGGTGTATAGTGTCCGCAGATTAAAGACAGTGATGTATAGTGTCCGCGTATGACGGACACATAAAAACAAAGAAAAAACCCAGAACTTTTGTAAATTCTGGGTGTAAAATCTAATCGATTATCTCGTATTCGGCTTCTTCTTTCGGCACGTTGAGTCCCAATTTCGCCACCAAATCGCCTATTTCAGACAGTTTCGTAGACGTTTCATGGGTTATTGTAACTTCTTGACGATCATTAACACCATGCAACCCTCTAAGCAAAAATGTATTAAACGCCGGGAACTTTTCGCCGCGAATTACGCATTCGTTGGCCATAATGTCCGTAGCCTGCGTACAAATTTCAGAGATGGTCGGGTATTTCATCGGATTATTGGCCCACTCATAAAACTGACCTTTTGAAATACCTAACCAAACCACTAATCCAAAAATATTAGCCCTCACCCCACAATTCGCACAAAACTCAAAATATCCGTCAATTGATTCGTGCAGGTCTTCTGGCTCCCAGGATGTCCGGCGCTTTCTTTTCTCAAGCATGCCCTTCTTGAACAAAACCACACCAAAATTCGAAAACATATCGAACTCGGGATCGACAGCTTGCATATTAGCTATTATTTCGTCTGTCATGTTATGTGGGCCGGCATTCTCCTTGCATGTATGGTTGGGGGTTTCAACTCGTTCCGGGGGATCGGTCACATAACTCGGCAGGCCGGCTCGAAATTCTTCGTTTACTTTTTTAAGTTCTTGTTCATCTATAAATTCATACGGGTTTTTTGACATAGGATTTTTTACCTCTCTCTTTTTTGTGATTTGTTATTTAGTGTGGTGTGAAGCTCTGAGTCCAGCCCCAAAAGACTTTTAGAGACAGACCCAACACCTAACACACAATACAATTAAAACTCCTCTAAACGCGAATTTCGCGCTAGATTGTCTGACCCCGAAAATACACCCACCACTTTTTATTGTGAATCCACACTGAGTCAGACAAACCATGACCAAATCTACCACCATGTTTATATAAACATAAACTATATTCGAATATTATAATATTCTTATATTACTTCAGTTTCTTTATGGCTTCTATAGCATCATCTTGATCATTGTATATTATGGCTTCAAGAAGCTCACTTGTGGCAACCATTTTTTCAAAATCCTCAATACTACCTATTTTAAAACGAGCTTCCTCGTTCACATATAAACCGTCCTCGTTACTACGAACACCATCAGAATCAATCTTTTCGATAACAACACACGGCCAACCAGAACGTTTGGCTACGTAAGTTTCAAAAACAGTTCCATCACGCAACGTTTGTTTAGTATAATTGTTTAATAAAAATTCAAAAAAATCAACATCATACATTTTAATACACTCCTAAATTTAATAAATTTAATACCTTAAGTCAATTTTACCACGGATCGGAGAACATGTCAACACTTTTTTTGAGTTTTTAACAAACTCACAGCTTGCTCAGAAACCCTGTGTAAACGATTTAGATTGCGTGCAATCCATTCAACCAAAACCTCATCCAGCTCATAATCTTTCATTCCAGACGCAAATAAAAACGCGTGCACAACCTCATGGGTAATCACACCATTCCTATAGTCTTTTAAATTGAACATAGTATCTTCACACTCACACCCTATATCTGATTTGATGTGAATCTCTTTTGCCCACCACTCACAAAAACCATCAGCTTCGAACTTATCAAATCTTTGAGCCGAACTCTCGATGAGTTTATAAGACTCACCGAGAATTTCAACACTTTTAACAACGTCTTCCATCTTAACTCACTTAACTCATCGACCAATTCTCACCCTCATCCATATCACCGTGAACGAATAGCTCATCGTGATAAGAAATTGTGTGAAAACCTGCTTGTTGCATAGCTGAAGCCAAAACGTCAACTTCTTCTCGGCTCATTCGTCCTGGGGCATAAATATCGCAGGCCGTTCTTAGGACGTGATTACTATTCGGGATACCACCCACTTCTGCATTCCACTCTGGGCAGCGACCACCGGACGAGATGACAAGAGAGTGTCCATAAATCTCACGGGCTCTGTCAGCCATCAACTTAATCTCATCGCACGAATCCCAACCACAACCGTCCTCACACAGAAAATCGACGTCTTCGTTAAAATATTTTAAATTTAATCGACCCGTCACCGGCGGTACAACAGGGACAACAGGTACTGGATCGAAATGCACGAATGAAGGCACTTCATACTGAGACAAATCTACATCTTTGTCTGTGATTAAAAGTTGTACACCTTCTACGCGTTTAGAACCCCCTTCAGATCCTGCAAGTCCGCCGTCACGAGTAAACGACTCAGTGCCGATATCCTGGGCGTGTGTGCGGTACTGCACAGACACCTTGTCGGCATCATCACCAACAATATTAAATTGTAAGGCTTCAATCCTTAACGATTCTCCCACAGTCCCACAAATTTCACCCTCTGGCACAAAACCAACCCAACCTTTATTTTGAATGTGGGCCTGTCCATGTAAACCGATACGCAAACCGTCTGGATTAATCAATCTAAACCGAATAGCCTCAAGCCTCAGAGATTGTCCGAGCACCCCAGCCATTTCACCATTTTTAAACCATTTCGACCATCCAAGATTTTCCTGGTGGACTTGATACTCAATTCCAATATTAGACATGATTAATCACCCAAACCATCTGTCAGTGGATTTGTAAACGCATTATAAATGTTCCAGATGATTGATCCAATTACCCAGGGGTTGCTCACAATCTTCATGGCCACGTCACCGATTGCCGCCCACGTTGTTAAATCAGCCGGACTCAGGCTAAAGTAACTACCAACCATAACCGCGAGGCTCAAGACCAAACTTACCATAAATTTTTTGTTTGTGAGTCTTTCCTTAATGTTGAGTTTTAGATTCATTTTGTTTTTTCTCCGTTCGTTATTTTTTTTTTATATTGTTATTATACACGGAAATTGGGTAAAATTATCGGTGTTTTTGTAAATTTGTTGGGCTGTTCGCCCAAATTGGGTTGTTGTGAGGATTCACGCAAAATGGTTTCGACACTGTGCTGCGAACATATTATCTATAACACGCTTTTACATCACCCTCAATTTTCTGTGAACCTTCTAAACAACCATTCGGGCGCCAGCCCGACCGTATAACGAAAAAAGAGCCCGGCGCATTATGCGTCAGACTCAATCGATTTACATATTTCATCGAGTTCTTCGATGATGTTTTCTATTTTTGTTCGTCGTGAAACAAATTGATTACCCGACAGATCTTCCGACTTATTCAAATCTCGTATCAGTCTTTCGATGATGCTTTCTATTTTATTAACCATTTATTTATCAACCTTTCTATTATTTGCAACGAGTCACAATCAACCAAACATAAACAACAACCACAACAACCACATAACTCAGTAAAACACTAATTCCAGTATAGTCGACCATCACAATCACCTCTCAAAGATCCAAAACAAAACTTTACCTATACAAACACCAATCATAAACAACCCAAAATAATAAATCAACTCACACATCACACTTTTCTCCAATCTCTAATATCAAATCTACAATTTCTTCGACGGATCGCTCACCATCAACCACATAATCACAAGCACTGCTCGCAAACATCGTGTAGTCTTTCTGCAAACGTCTACTCATATCGAGTTGTTCACGACACTCCATCATGCGGCGAATTCTCTCATCACGACCGACCATCAAGTATATTGTGATTACGTTGGCCAATCCGGCCAGTTTTAGTTTGGCTCTCTCAGCACCACTCTGATCGACAGTATTTATTGTCAACCCTTTCCCCAAATATTGGTCAAATACACTGAAATAAGTTTCACCGTACGCATTTAAATATGAAACCATATTCGATTTCTCAACGATTTCACCAGAATCGAACCCACAACCACAACTGACAACGAACATATCCGGTTCTCTACGACCAGCGTCGAGCCAATGACCGCTTACGAATTCGTGTCCGTATTCGCCGTGCGTTCTTGGTTTTCTAGTGGTGTAGGATTTTACGATGTTTACACCGAGGTCTTCCAACGCTTTGCATATTGTCGTTTTGCCGGAGCCAGAGGCTCCTACGAGGTTAATTACTGTATCCATTTAATTTTCTCCATTTACTCTGTCAAAAGACATAATATCCAGTGTTGTTTGCCGATTTTCTAATTTTTTCTCAAGCTCAGCTATTTTGATAAGATTTTCAACAATTTCGTTCTCCAACATAGCGATTCTCGCCAATAAGTCACCATAAGTAAGTTTCACAACTACACCTCATAACTTTCTTCTGAACAACCAACCAAAACTTTCGGTGAATATTCTCCTGACTGAACCAATCTAATCATGGACTCGTGTTCGATTTCATTTAGTTTTTCATGCATGTTTTTGTAATAGTCCAGTTCAGCCGACAGAGTGTTAATTTCAACATCACGGTCGACTAACAGATCGATCAGATGCTGCTTGTTAAACGTTTCGTATTCGTTGGAACGATTACCCCAGGATCTTGATAATAAGTAATTTTTTTTCATGGTGTTTTTCTCCGATCTAAATTTAATTTTATTTCTGAGTTAATATTATCACACGTTTTTGTTTTTGTCAACACTTTATTTTAAAAAATGTTCGTTAAATTTTTAACAATCATCAACAAATAAAAAGAGGGTTGTTACACCCCCAAAACCTAAAACAAATTCACAAATTGCTGACAACCAAACACCAATAAACCAATCACACCGATCGTTGTGAACGCAAACGCTCCAACACTAACACACAAAATCAAACCACCAACAACACCACTTAAAAATTTACTCATAACTTTTACCTACTTTCTATATTTTTCTAAATCTCTTTCACTGAGTGACGACCGCCACTCTCGGCCACGAACACCCCAACCGATCCAGACGCCTAAATTTTCAAGCACTTGCTCGTCAGTTGTTACACCTTTCATGATGTGGAATAGTAGGCTCAGTTCGTATCCGAAATCTTCGTTGAGTTTATTTGATCCTTGTGCGAACCGTCCTTCTGGTAAGCCTCGTTTTTCGAGAATTTCATTAAATGTTGCTTCAACAACTTTGTGGATCTTCTTCCAGACCCACCACGGTAGAGTTACAACCCGGCCGTTGCCGCGGTTATAGTGTGTGAGTTTCAATTGCTCACCGTTGATTATAACAAGTCTGTGGACATTTGGTGCACAAGTAAATCCGAAATCCAATGGGTGTTTGTGATTGCTCATTGCTAATTCCTCCTAATCTCGTGGATCTGTTGGATCATAGTTGATGTTGATTTGTTCAGTCCTCATGAATTGTAACGGTTGTTTGGAGCATTTAGCCAAGTCTTTGATAAGTTGTTCGTAATACACATCGTGTGGTTGTTGCTCTAACCCGTAGAACTTACAAATATCTTTTAGTTTGTGGTTTTCCACAATGTATTTCTCGAGCATTTCACACGTAGCGTTTTGTGCGTTTAGCAAGCTATCGCTCACAATTTTTTCATAAGCTAGCGCAGCTTCTAGTTCGATTATTTTTGTTTTTTGGCGTTGAACCATATTTAGTAATTCTTTTTTGTTTGATTTCTCACACTCATTGACGAGGGCTTCCCAAATTGTATTGTCCATTAAATCGTACCTCCTAAAAATTTATTGATTTTTGATTATGTCTAATATTACCACACATTTTGTTATTTGTCAACACTTTGTTTTAAAAAATGTTCGTTAAATTTTTAACACCTTCACACAAAAAATCAGAGAGTCTCGGTCAAACGACCGGACCCTCCAGACTTTGTGAAATCTCATTGAAACTTTCAACCAAATCATCACCTTGCACAAACACATTATAACTATCTACAATTTCACAAACACCCTTAGGAATTCCAAACCATCCCACAAACACACACCCAATCAAACACACTATCACCAGCAAACAAATACATAACGCTCTCTCAACCATCTCACACACCCAAACCCAACTGAGCTCGTATTGCTCGATCTAAAGCCACAAAATAACACTCTGGCAATTCACAAACATACTCAAGAATTCGTGACTTGTCAATAGTTCTTATTTGTTCACAGATTATGTATGACTCTAAAGGTAAGACGTTGTTTATTGTTACGTGGGTTTTCATATTTTTTCCATGAGACTTTGATGTGATCGGTAGTATTGTTGTTGTGGGGCTGAATTTGTTCCCAGTGTTGTTTTGGACTACCACACAATATTTAGTTCCAGAGTGCTCCGAACCGGCACCTTTGCCCAAGTTAACCTTATATATTTCAAATTTTTTCACTTTGTTTATCCTCCAATTTTTAATTTGTGGGTGATGTTTTAAGTCACCCACTATTTAGTTATACTCCGAATGTGTCTTTGGCAACTATAGTTGTGACATGTTCTTCAGGTTCTCCACTAGAACCAATTTCAACATACTCCCTACGCGTCCCAAAGTTTTTTCTATATACACTTTTTGTTTCAACGTTTGCGTGTTTCTTGAGTTCTCTTGATAATTTACCAAGACTTAACGATTTTATACCGTTGGCCGCACACCAACTACAATATTGAATATAAACGGCCTCTGTTGATTGGTTGATTAATTCTGGTTCAAGATCTAACCACTCTAATACAGGATTATTATCTTTGATGAATGCTGCTTTTTCTCTCAGACTAGCTTCAGCTTGAGTGACTTCCTTGTTATATAATAGTCGTTTTAGACCTTCAATTCCGACCTTCAGCAGATATTGAATAGCTTCGTCAGTTTTTGATTTTTCGTCAATAAACGGATCATAGTCTGGATCGTCTTTTGAAAATTTGTTTTCAAATGGTATGATCACCATTCTTCTGTTAAATCCGTCAGTCCTATCGTTTACCGGCGGCATGGTGTTCGCACAATAAATCAATGTGGCGTATGATGAAAAATCGAATGGTTGTCCGTATTTTCTCGCCACGTTTACAGAATCACCTGTGGCCATTTTCTTGAACATATCTGAAGCTTCAAAGAACTTGCAACCAATATCATCACCAAAGTTTGCGAGTTTTCCATAAAGTTCAGCAGGCTTGAACGTTTCCTCAAGATTAGCTAGTGATAGTGATGCGTAATTGTTCTTTCCAAGCATCGTCTGAATCATTTCTAACACTGTAGATTTACCGTTTTTTCCATGACCTGTTAAGAAAAACGCTATCTGCATCTTATTTGATCTGTACAGCGTGTATCCAACCATTTCCTCAATCATTGCTCGCAGTTTTTCATCACCACACGACACGTTATTGAGAATTTTGTCAACAACCTCTGAGTACGCATTTTCGTTGTAGTTGTAAGCTATTTTGTTGTTTATTATATAGTCTGGTGAGTACGGTGTTTGTTCCATTGTCTCTATATCAAGGATATAGTCTTTCAAACCTATAAGTTTCGGTGGTGACATGAAACCTTCACGTCGACATTGTAGTTGAATGTATTTATAAACTTCCTTGCGTTGTGTGTCTTTTAGCGATGGTAATTTATCGAGCATTCTACGTTCAAATTCTAAAGGGTTGTTTGAGTAAGTTTTTGTGCGAGTATAAATGTGTGGTTGATCGTCGATATTTAATATTTCAGAATTAGCCAACATATAATCACCAAAAACATTGTGTAAGAATTTACCACGTTCTCCGAAAAATACAGATTCGTCAAAAGCGTCCTCTGAAGTTATGGCTACGAGCTCTTCGTCAGTTACAGGGTTTATCAAAACCCACTCGTTTATTACTTTTAGTATTTCCTGGATTTCTGATTTTTTATAATGAGCTGTTTGTAATGGTTGTATGTGCGAAAACAGTGCTACACGACCATCTAAACCTTCGTCAAGAAAATGATAATTCACTTTACTCAAAGGTCTAAAATAAACCGGAACCTCACACAAATCGTCATAAGTTTGTACAAACTCAGATACGAATTGGTGTTCTATTATTTCTTCAAAAGTGTCTCCGTTTATTGAACGTTTTTTTGTTTCTTCCACGGTTTGTTCGAGTGTTACACACGCGTTTTCTGTGATAACGTCGCATTGCAAACCGCATGTTGTGAATACTTTCTCAGCATTTTTGTAATCATTCTGTTCAAAAAACAGAACAATACCTTTTAGAATGTTCAACACATCACATTTGATTTTTTTGGTGTCTACTATATTTTTTGCGGCTAGTTCAAACTCACCACGAAAAACTAAACCAACAACACCTCCTGTAACAACACCGACGTGGTTGTCACACGTTGGTTGAAATTCTAACGGACTTTCGTCACCGATTAGTAAGTAATTTTTGAATATTTTTGCCATTGTGTTTGTCCTCCAATAATTTTTAATATTTTATCTATGTCTGTATTATAGCATATGGGTAAATCTTCTGTCAACAACTATTTTAAGAAAAGTTTTGGTGGGCTATAAAACCCACCAACATAACTATCAATTATCAAACGGATTCGCATTACCAAATGGGTTATCGAACGATACAACACCCGCTACCGGTTGTGTAATCATCGGTTCGTTTTCGTTTATTGATTCAAGAATCTGTATCTTTGTGAAGTTTCTATCAACGTCTTTTTTACCATAACTTACTTCAATTTTGTATAAACCACCCAACGGAATGCTATCGATTAGTTCTGCGAAGTTTTCCATAGTTTCAAATTGGATTTTTTCACCGAGCAACTGTCCGACAGTTTTCACGGCATCGGCTATGTTTACAGCCGTCATGTTCGGATACTGTAAGTTTTGCAGCATTTGGTTGTAGAATATGATTCTGTTGTTTTTTAGTCTAAAGCGGCCTTTTATCATCGGTAGGCCTTTTTTGGATTCTGATGGTTCGAATTGTTCGAGTCTAGCTTCATAAATTCCTGGCGCGATTGGCGCAATCTTTGGCTTCAGATTAAGCAAATCATCCTTGCTGACAACATCGTTGTGTTTGGTCCATGGATTATCTAACATTTTTTAACACCTCATAATCTTTCTTTAATTTGTTAATTGTATTCTAACATACTCACAAAGCTTCTGTCAACTAAAACTTTACATTTTGTTTAATTCCCATTCTAACTCTTTGACTAAAAGTTCATAGATGAGTCTCGGCGAGTCTTCACGTCTTACCGGCCAGACCTGAAACCGGTATTTTATCGACCACGCCAACAAGCTAGCACGGTAAGCTTTTGGTAAGAATCCTGATCTGTATTTATGTGAATCGAGGTCGTGCCACGTAAAGTCCTCGAGAACAAGGTGTAGGTTTTGGTGTGGCGTTAGACGTTCGAATTCGTTTGCGAATCGTTCACGACCTGTTGTGAAATTTCCTGCAAGTTCGTCGAGAGACGCCTTTCTCTCAATTATGAATTTGGAATCAAGGTTTAGTTCTGTGTGTTCTGGTAGTTCAAATGTATAGTCACCAACACTCATCGCTTTTGCTCTATGATTTATTCCGTTGTTGTCTAAAAAATCCACGATGTGTTGGTTCTTTTTCTCGCGTGTATCTGTGATTATGACCATTGATTTGACGATGTCAAGTTTTTGTTTGGTTGTCATTTTGTTTCACGCTCCTTGTAATTTGTTCTTATCTTTTTGATAGCTTCTGATATGGTGCTTTGTGAGACATTTAGTTCATTAGCTATTTCTGTTTGTGTACGACCATCTATCAAAAGTTCCACGAGTCTTGCGTCACAGTTGTATTTTTGCGACAACCACTCGATCTCAGAAATCTCGTCGAAACCTGACTCAAAACTTACCGGTATGTGTCCGTATTTTGAGATGTCGCCATCTTCGTCAGGGATGTCTTCGATTATTTGCACGGTGTTTATGTTGGCCGATCGACATTGATGTTTTAGGTTTCTTTTTTCGTTTATTAGGTTATTTAAGGCCATTGTGTAAAATATGGTTGTTAGTGAACCTAAGTTCTCGTCCCACGCTAAAACAGCCTCACAGAGAGTTTGTGCGAGCAATCCATAATATTCTGGAATATTTACGTTGTATTTATGGGCAAATCCATAAATTAAGCTGTGGTTAGATTCCACTATCAGTTTTTGTTCGTAAGTTAATTTCAAGTTTGGTTCCTCCTAGTTTATTAATCAGTTATAATTAATTTTACCATAGGAGAAACCAAAAGTCAATGATTGTTTTGAAATTTTAAGGAAATTTTAAGGTTTTAATACGACCTCACAATGAACGTCAACGCGCTCGGTTTGTTGGAGCTCGCATTGAATTTATTTGCGTCTGCTTGTGTGTACGCGTAACCTGTTGTCGATAAAGCGTTTGCAAACATATCCGTTGTTGTTGTGATCGTTGCTGTGTCAAATGTGTAAAGGTCAAGAATTGGCACATTTGTAGCTTTGAACATGTTTGTTGTTGTCAGTAGCGCTTGTGTGTTGAATCTTGGTATGTGTAGCGTCTCCAAAACAGTCGTGTTCTCGAACATACTTGTCATGTTAGTTACAGCTCGCGTGTCCAGTCTCGATAAGTCAAGATTTTTAACCGTACAACCCTTGAACATATTAGACATATCTGTGATAACAGCACTATGGTTCATAACACCTCTAACAACAGTGTTGTTTTGGAACATTCCAGCATATGATGTTACCGTGACACCTTTGATTGTGACTGGTATAACAACGTACGGTTTTGTGCCGGTATACACGAAAGTTCCGTTGGTGGTTCCACTGAAATCTGCATCTACAGCCATAACATACGGTGCTGGTGTTCTTATGCGCATTGTCAGTGTTGCTGGAACACTGCCGGAACCCTGCAGTTTTGTCATATCCGCATAAGTCTTACACCAAACATCAGTGGTTGTCGCGCTTTGGAAAACATTCGTGTAAGATGTCGCTTTGTTTGTATCAAATGAAGATAAATCTATTTGTGATATCTTTGACGATGCGAACATGTACGACATATTTGTGATATTTCGCGTATCCATTTTTTCGTAATCGCTGACAAGACTTATCGCTTGGTTTGAGCCGAAAGCGTTCTGTAATGTCGTTCTTGCACGAACCTCGAAAGACCTTGTGTCTATATTTTTAACTTGAGAACCGTAAAACATTTGTGTGGTTGTTGTTACATTTTTCGTCAAAAGATATTGTGTGTCTATTTCGAGTTGTTGCGTACTTTGCAGCATACCTTCCATTGTCGTTATGTTCGGGTTGTCTGAAAATACACCTTGTACAACAGAGTTGTTTATAAACATTTGCGCATAAGAAGTTAACAATACGCCACCAACATACCACGGTATAGCCACATATTTTTTTGGGCCCACATATCTTAATTGATTTGGATAAACACCGTTTGGTGTTCCGACAAACGCGTCTTCCGTCGCCCACTCGTAAGGTTCTGGTAGTTTCATTTTGAATGTTAGATATGTCGGTTTGTTTGTTGTTGCGTTCAAGATTATTGCGTCAGGTGTTGTTTTAGATAAGCCTACAGAAGCTTTTGAACTATTGAACATATTAGCTTTGTTGGTAACACCTGACATATCAAACGACGATAAGTCCAAAATATCTGTCGTATTGCTGTAAAACATGTTGGACATTTCGGTAACTTTTTTTGTGTTAAATGAGCTAACATCAAGGGTTGTTATGGTTGAACCTCTAAACATCTCGTACATAGATGTGACGTTCGATGTGTTGAAACTTGTTAGGTCTAGATTTTTTGTGGTCGTATTATAAAACATAGTGCCCATGCTTATTACGTTTTCTGTGTTGAAGTCGCCGAAAATTATCTCACCTATCGTGGCTCTAGAAAAGAAACTTGTCATTAGTGTTATGTTGGATGTGTCAAGTTTTGACAAATCGACGCTGTCAGCAACAAGATATCTCAAAAAACCATTCATACGCACACAAGAACCCAAGTAGAATATCGGTAGTTCTAGAGATGTCGTCGTCATTGTGTCAAACATATTGTCAACGTTTGTTATGTTTTTGTTCGTGCTTATGACACCTTTGACGCCGGCAGTGTTGTTGTTAAAAAGGTAGTTGTATGATGTTACGTTGACACCTTTTATCACGTGTGGTATGATTACGTATTGTTTGGTTCCGATATATCTAAACGCTCCGTCGGTACTGCCACTAAAGTCAGAATCTACAGCGACTTCCCAGCGTGTGTCAAAATACTGTTTTGACGTGTTGTATACAGTTGTGCCACCATCAAGTGTTTCGAATGTCAGCAAGTATGTTCCTACAGAATCACCAAGCAAAACACCATCAGACCAAATAACATTGTTTGTGAACGTTGTTTTTCCTGCACCACTAACAACCAACTCAACACTAAACTCATGGTTGACGTTTGGTTGAGCGTTCACAACGGTTAGGGTTGTCGGAGAACTCACAGTCACCATGAATGTGGAACCGAGACTCAAATCCAATAGACCATTTGTGACAGTAACCACAGAATCAACCGGTGGAGCCCCAGTTTCTCCTTGCGGTCCCTGCGGACCTTCTAAGCTGTCTATGAAGTCCTGCTCTGTTCCAGTATTTCCCAAATTCAGCCAAATCTGATATGCTGATAAACCATCTTCACCGTCGACACCATCGGTTCCATTTGTACCATTCGTTCCGTCAACTCCATCAGTCCCATTCGTACCGTTAGTACCGTTAGTACCGGCAGGACCAGGATCACCCTGGTCCCCCTTGTCACCCTTCAACACCGGTAGTGACGTAAAATTACCAAATTCGTCTTTTATTTTTAATACGCTCATTGTGGTTTCTCCTTAATTTTTTTATAGTTTATAAACCCAATTCGTCGAGTATGTTGCGATACATGACTCCATAACCGAAATCATTGGGGTGCAACCCATCATACAACATAGAATCAACAGTGATACCATTCACAGCAGCATATTGCTTCAAATAATCATAATTCGATATGAATTTCAATGAATTTGAAGACGCTAGATAAAAAATCGAATAGTTCACCGTATCCATTTTGTATTTTCTTATTGGATCGTTGTCATTTGCAGCACTTACAGGATTTGCGCACATCAGTATTATTTTTTTACCTTCGGCGACACACTTGTCCACAATTGCCTGTTGGAATGTTTTCATGGTGGCTGGGTTATTTGTTGTATATCTGTCATTGGTTCCAACCTGCATCACAATGATATCATCATCCGCTTCTATTAGAGTGGCTCTGTTGTCATACAAATATTTTGAATCTATGCCAGAAATACCCCAGTTTTTCACACGAACTTGTTTGTCTACCAATATTGATTCAATAAATACGAGTTTATTCACGCCTGTTTCGCGCAACAGCACGTCGTGTTTCTGGTCTGTTAGGTTTTCGAACGAGGTTTCAACAGACGACGCAAACGTTCCGGCACCGTTGATTTCACCTATTTTTACAGAGTCAACAATAACGTCGAGTATACCACCATCAGTTGTGTGTGCGTGATAAACTTTAAAAAACGTACCGCAGAAAGAGAAAGCTACACCTTTATCGGTTGTTAGCGTTCGTATTTGGACTTGTGTTTTAACGTTGCTTCCATTGTACGCTTGGAAGGTGTAATTTGGTGTTGTGTACGTTATGTTTTTGTCGTTCATGGCGATCAGTTGTGAATTATCGTATTTACCGAGAACATAAGACTTAACCATGTTCGCCCAACATGTCGCGGTATCAACATTTGCGTGATGCCCAGTAGTCCCAATAAGTTCTCCCGTTTCGCTATAACCAGTACCACCATAACCGGCTGTGATGCTGTCGCCGATTAGTTTTATATTGGTTCTTTTGAATGGGTTTTTGATATCTGATACAATGTCTTTCACTGCGTAGTCGTAAAAACCTTTTTGGTGGATGTTGCTTATGTTTGAGTTTATAGATGTGTCAGAAGACGCCAATTCGGACAAAGCGCCCTCAACGTTGTCGCTGTCAAAATTTCCAGCCGAATCAACTATAGGCAAGTTTGTTGCGTTGGTTACTGGTTCGTCGGTGTCTATCCAAATCTCAATTTCTGGGTTGGTCGGTTGGTCTGGGCCTACGAATACGGCAGAGTCACCAGTATCACCTTTAGGGCCAATCTCACCTTTAACACCCTGGATTCCTTGATCACCTTTATCACCTTTAGGTCCAATCTCACCTTGAACACCCTGGATTCCTTGATCACCTTTATCACCTTTAGGTCCAATCTCACCTTGAACACCCTGGATTCCTTGATCACCTTTGTCACCTTTAGGTCCAATCTCACCTTGAACACCCTGGATTCCTTGATCACCTTTGTCACCTTTAGGTCCAATCTCACCTTGAACACCCTGTATCCCTTGGGGTCCCTGTTCACCCTCAAGACTATCGATGAAATCTTGTTCGGTTCCCGTATTTCCTAAATCGAGCCACGTTTCATAGGCCGATTTTCCACGTTCTGACACACTCGTCATTTCAACTGTGATATCAAAACTATCTGTAAATCTTGCGTCTAAATTAGGCATAAGTTATTTCCTCCGCAATTTCAAAGTGTGAAGATCGTATCAAAGTTTTCACAAGACCTGAAGCGGTCTTTAGCTCAATATCATAATAATATGTTTTAAAGTCAAGTTCGTCTGTGTCGCTAGGGTCAATGTAAAAAACCCCATAATCATCTTGAAATGTTGTGACGACCTTCTGGAAAGCAAATTCAACCATACGTGAATGCTCTTTCACTGTGAGTTTTATCGTATCACCTACCACAAAAGGTATTACGGTTCCGGCACTATCTTTCATTTGCACGCGTATGGTTTCGCTATCACCACGAACCATACTGACATCTGTTCCATCAATTAACATAAATTTTTACCTCCATAATTTTTAAACTTTTGGTGGTGATTATATAAACCACCACCAAACAAACAAACAACAACACGATTGTCGGTCTTACTCGTGAGCCTTAGACATCATCACGAAGCCTTCAAGTTTTTGCAAGTCATCATCTACTTTGCCGAGCTTCTCACAAATATTTTTTTGTTCAAACTCTAGAGCAAATGTTCGCTCTATCACACCGTTGTGTTTGTTAACCTTTTCCTCCAATTGTTGGAGTCGATAGGTCATGAGTTTGGATGACGCTATGATCCCCATAAATGATCCAGCAGATGTGCTGAGTGCCGCGATGATAGCTACAATAATTGTTGGGTCCATGTTTTAGTTCTCCTTAGTTGTTGTATTTTTTTTTAGATTGGGTAGAATGTGAGTGTTGTCGGTTTTCCGACTATAGCGTTTAATATATCAGCGTCGGCTTGAGTTCTAGCTATACCTGTTGTGGCAGAGCACCCTGTCAACATATTTGTTGTTGTGACACCACTCATGTCGAAAGATCTCAAATCCAAAACGTTGGTTATCGAAGACCGAAACATATCCGCCATAGTTGTCACATTTGTTGTATCAAAAGATGCAACATCTATTGTTGTTGCGTTTGAACCATAAAACATACCAGACATGTTTGTGACTTTTGTGGTTGTGAATGAACTAAGATCCAGTTCGGAAGCGCTAGACGCTCTAAACATATTAGCCATTGTTATAACTTCGCCGGTATTGAATGAACTAAGACCGGTTATTTGGGCACTACACGATCGAAACATCGACGACATATCAGTAACACTTGCGGTGTTGAAACCACTAACATCAATCTGTGATGTGTCAAATATATAGAACATTGACGCCATTGTTTTAACTGATGATGTGTCGAGCGAACTTATATCCAACAAACTAATATTCGACGAAGAGAACATGGAATCCATACGCTCTACTTTTGAGGTGTTTAGCGGTCTCAAATCTAAACTCGATATGCTTGCAAACGCGAACATACTACCCATATCAACAACGTTAGATGTGTCGAATCCTGTGAATAATATTGAATTGTACAACGCGTTGTTGAACATACCGCTAACATCTAAAACAGAACTTGCGTAAAGCTTGGTTATGTCTAAATCATAACCTGCAGCTTGACACAGCTGAAACATACCTTGCATGCTCGTTATAAATTTATTATCGCTAACAACACCCAAAACAGCGTTACCATAGAACATACTATCATATGAGTTTGGTATGATCTGTTGGATTGTTGTTGGTACTACAACGCTACCGCCAAGGTTGCATGTGAATTTATTTTGCCCGGCTGGTGTAAAATCTGCATCTGACGCAATAACCCAAGGGTATTCGTAAGTTGGTGGTGGTGTTACAGTTGTGTTGCTGTTCCATACTTGTGACGAATCTTCTAAATTTGGTTGGTCGTGCACATAATAACCACTACCGTCAGCTGTTGTATACACACCCATAGCTGCAGCTAGAGATTTCACAGCATCCCCGGTGTCACTTTGGTTTTTTGAACCTGATCGTATGACGTTTGTTTCGCCGTTTACTTGAGCTCCGCAGTTCGCTTCGCAACTACCGCGATATTTGTATTTGTTGTGCGTTATGTTTGTATTAAAAGATTCATTGTCTATTGTTGTTACTGCTACGCGGTCGCCGGCTTCAATAGAAGGGTCCCCTGACCACGTTGTTTTATGTGGGACAACAAAAGTCTCGTATACACCGGTGTTATCAAAGTGGTTTAGAATTGCTTGTTGGTTGTTTTGGATTAGTAGATTTTCAGATAAGCTTACAACGTTTCCAGGTTGACTTCCTATTCCGGTGTAAATGTTACTCATGGTCTCCATCGTTACTCCGGTTATTGGTTGGACGAAGTCATCAGAAATTAGTTTAGATCTCACGTTAGGATCGATCAGAGTTGCTATTGAGTTGTTGGTTTTCAACCACTCAATAACTATTTGGCCGAGTCTGTTACATTTTGCATACGAGGCGTTAATTTCAGCAATTGATCCTAAAACATTACGAAACGTTACACCAGCTTTTGGTTTACGTGGCACCGTGTACTCATAAAGTGTCTGTGTAGGATTCACAGGAACTTGACAGTACGAACAAATATCTTCGTAAATTTGGGTTAATGTTGCAGGATAAACCAACGTTGATTTAGAATAGTCCACATCAAGTTTTGACATGTTGTCAAGAGCTTTGAATTTTGTTGTCTTACGACCTTTGTCGATTGAGTCTATGTGGAAAACCCCCATCGGTATTGATTCTGACGATGGTGTTGGATACGTTTCTGTGGCAGGTAGAATCAATGTAACAGTTGGTTGTATTGATGCTTCAGCAAAATCCACAAGCTTATTGGTAGGATTTAGAATCATCTCGAATTCAAAACTTCCAGCTATCGTATTACCAAGTTCAAGCACATCTCCAGACATCACTGAATCTTCGAAAACAACTGAACCGTTTGTTACGTCAGCATCAGTAAGTGTGAATGCGCTTCCGGATTTAGGTGTTACGAGAATACTTATGGTGAAATCTCGAGTTAGTTGTTTGATTTGGTCTTTATATCTTTGTGAAGTTGGGTACATAAGTTTATCACCTCCTCTTTTAAACGATTGGATAAAATGTCAAACCTGACGGTTTTCCCGGTATGTCGTTTAGTATGTCGGCGTCATTTTGCGTTCTGGCTATACCTGTAGTTGCGGAACAACCAGTTAGCATGTTCGTTTTTGTTGTCACACCTGACATATCAAAAGACCTTAAATCTAAAACTAGAGCGTCTGAATAACTGAACATGTTGGACATATCTTTGACAGTTGTTGTATCAAACGAGGTTAGATTGAGCTGTTTTGCGCCGCAATAGTTAAACATGGCAGCCATAGTTTTTACTTTAGATGTGTTAAACGAATGTAGGTCTAATACAGCTAAACCCCCACTCGAACCCGTCAATCTAAACATGTTGTTCATATATTCAACATTATGTGTTGAAAACGAACTAACATCAAGACTATCCAAATATCTTGCTGTATCGAACATGTAACTCATACTGCCAACCTTTGGTGTGTCAAATGAACTTATATCTATATTTCTCGCGTAACACATATAGAACATCCTAGACATGTTATTCACATTGCTTGTGTCGAAGCTTCTACAAAAAATATCAGTGTAATTGGAACCATAAAACATATACGTCATGTCGATTACGTATTTTGTGTAGAAATCGGAAAGCTCTAGAGAGTTCGCACCGTTTCCAGATTCACGGAACATCGAGTGCATTGAGTGTATGTGTTTGTTTTCATTTTTTACGCCAACAAGTGTTGTTGAGTTAAGAAACAAACCCTTAAAAGAATCTACAACCTTACCACGAATCGTTTCACCAAGCACCAAATTACTATCAGGCCCAACATAGACGAAACCGCCGTCCCAATCACCAGTAAAATCTGTAAATTTTGGGATAACCCACGGTGAACCATATGTTTTTGGACCGATCACAGAATAACCAGCACCATCAGCTTCAACGTTATAACCGGCGTAGTTCGCTAAGGCTTTTACAGCAGCTCCTGTGTCACTTTGGTTTTTTGAACATGATCGTATGACGTTTGTTTCGCCGTTTACTTGAGCTCCGCAGTTCGCTTCGCAACTACCGCGATATTTGTATTTGTTGTGCGTTATGTTTGTATTAAAAGATTCATTGTCTATTGTTGTTACTGCTACGCGGTCGCCGGCTTCAATAGAAGGGTCCCCTGACCACGTTGTTTTATGTGGGACAACAAAAGTCTCGTATACACCGGTGTTATCAAAGTGGTTTAGAATTGCTTGTTGGTTGTTTTGGATTAGTAGATTTTCAGATAAGCTTACAACGTTTCCAGGTTGACTTCCTATTCCGGTGTAAATGTTACTCATGGTCTCCATCGTTACTCCGGTTATTGGTTGGACGAAGTCATCAGAAATTAGTTTAGATCTCACGTTAGGATCGATCAGAGTTGCTATTGAGTTGTTGGTTTTCAACCACTCAATAACTATTTGGCCGAGTCTGTTACATTTTGCATACGAGGCGTTAATTTCAGCAATTGATCCTAAAACATTACGAAACGTTACACCAGCTTTTGGTTTACGTGGCACCGTGTACTCATAAAGTGTCTGTGTAGGATTCACAGGAACTTGACAGTACGAACAAATATCTTCGTAAATTTGGGTTAATGTTGCAGGATAAACCAACGTTGATTTAGAATAGTCCACATCAAGTTTTGACATGTTGTCAAGAGCTTTGAATTTTGTTGTCTTACGACCTTTGTCGATTGAGTCTATGTGGAAAACCCCCATCGGTATTGATTCTGACGATGGTGTTGGATACGTTTCTGTGGCAGGTAGAATCAATGTAACAGTTGGTTGTATTGATGCTTCAGCAAAATCCACAAGCTTATTGGTAGGATTTAGAATCATCTCGAATTCAAAACTTCCAGCTATCGTATTACCAAGTTCAAGCACATCTCCAGACATCACTGAATCTTCGAAAACAACTGAACCGTTTGTTACGTCAGCATCAGTAAGTGTGAATGCGCTTCCGGATTTAGGTGTTACGAGAATACTTATGGTGAAATCTCGAGTTAGTTGTTTGATTTGGTCTTTATATCTTTGTGAAGTTGGGTACATTTAATCACCACACTTAAAAATTATTTAAACATCATATATCTATTATACACGGAAACACTCAAAAATTATCGGACCAACACACAAAATAATAAAAAAGCCACACAAAAATAAATTTTGTGCGGCAACCATAACCACTAATACTCAACCAAATCAAAATTTAGCGTCCACATGAATCCAGATGTTGTCTGAACCAACTCTTTTGATCTGTCCCCAACATACATCGTTTTTGTCACATCGCCAGAGCTGTCTGGGAATGTTACATCAAAAGAGGCTCCACTTATAGCTGTTTCCACAGCAGTTATATCAGATCCTGTTTTTGCGTTATACGACAAGCTGACTTTATATACCCCCGCGCGAATACGATCGCGCTGGAGATATCCTAATTCGTTACGGGTTGTGTCTGGGCTGTCCAAATCCTGTTTGGTTATTGCGATTTTTGACGGATCTGGTATAGCTTCGTTATTTATTTTTATCACGCTCATTTACGTCGTCCCCCTAAACATTGAATACAGCTTTACCAGTCTGTCTGGTTTTTCGGTTCACACCATCAATTACCTCATCGACAAGAGTCTTACCGCCGACGTTTACTACTATTGATTGGTCGTTTCCAGACGATTCCTGAATACCTTGTTTTACGGCATCTTTGATAGCCTGTACAAAACTTGTGTTTTCTAGTGGCATTACTGTGGTTTTGTTGTTGTATGAACCTATCAATTCTCGACCAGCCTCACCGGCAATGAATGGTTGGCCGGCTGACAATATTCCACCTGACGCTAACTGTGGGATATTCGGTATTTTCGCAAGCTGTACGTTTCCAGCGTCAATAATTTGTTTACCGCCCATGTTTATTGACGGCCACGAAAATTGTAAAGCGCCATTCAAGAAATCTATAACGAAGTTGATTAATCCGACTATACCGTTTATTGCGGCCTTGAAACCGTTGTAGAATGCGTTTCCGATGTTTACCGCCAAGTTACCCCAAAATTCGGCTGTGAATAAAACAAGAATGTAATTCTCAAACCAAGACTTTAAGGTAGCCCCAAGAGCTGAAATGACAACAACAACACCACGTATGCCACCAACAATCAAATTACCGACGCCTGACCAAAAATCGCCTAACCATGTCCAATAACCAGCCCAAGCGTTCTGCATGAATGCTATGATTTGATCGTGGAACAAAACGATAGCTGTAATTGTTGCGGCAACAGCAGCAACTATCAAAGCCGCCGCCCACACAGGTAGACCTAGAAACGCTGCGAGTCCAGCCAACAACGCGGCCAAGGCGCTAGCTATGACACCGCCAAGTCTAGCGAGAACACCGCCTATAGAACTGAACACACCGGCAAACAATGGTCCCAATTTAGATAAGACCCCGCCGATAGACGCCAATGGTCCCTCGAGCTTCGTGAAAACCGTTCCTAGAAAGGCGAGACCTTCGAACAACTTGAGTGTGGCGTATAAACTACCGAGTAATCCTATAATTACTTTTGTCGGTCCCGGGTTTTCAACAATCCAGGTAGATAATTTACCGAGAACGTCAAGAATTATTTTCATTGTGTCAACAAAGGCCCATGCTGTAAATGACGCCAGAGGCATCAAAACGTCTTCTGTGAACTTTGTGATTTTTCCTGAGTTTTGTTCGAGAAAATTGGTCAAACCACGAACGGCACCAATTATCACATCAAACATGGCGGGTGCAATACGATTGCCGATAAAAACCGCAAAAGGTACAAGAACGTTCTCAAAAAACAATTTGAGCCCTTGACCGATCGGTTTTCCGAGTTCACGGAAAGCTTCCAGTAATGTTTTCATCTTGTCTGTGAGATTTGGCCAGTCTATAGCATTATTTATATTAGCTATACCGTTAAAAAAAGTCGGTATCGCGTCGTTAAACGTCCACTCGGCTAACGGCCTCAGTATAACATCCATGAACGTCAATAAACTCTCACTCACAAAATTCCCAACAGGTCTTAGTGACTCATAGAGCTTATTGAGGGTGTCTGTCATTCGTGTGAAATTGAGGTCATCTAGTGTGTGTGCGATTATGTTGTTTGTGCGCGGAATGAAGTCTGTTAACAAGTTGTTGAAAAAAGGTTTAACTAAATTGTTATAGGCTTCTTTTGTGATCGTACCGATACCTCTAAATGCTCGCGCGATAGATGTTTTTAATCTACTGAACGATTGGGTCAGTGGCCCAAAATCAAAATCACCGAAAGCTTCTGACATCATTTGGCGGATTTTTTCAGCTATTTGTGTTGATTTTTGTGTTATTTGGCTCAGTTTGTTGTCGTATGCCGGAACGTCGATGTCGACCGCCTGGTTGTCCTCGTTGTTTGCGTCTGTTTTTGAACCTAAAATGTTGAGTTGGTCAAAACCAGCCAACTTACTGACCTTTTTTGTCAATGAGTCCACAGAATCTTCTGTTGAGTCAACCTCACCTGTCAGGTTTGAAAAATTGTTCTGTGTGTTTTTTATTTGTTCTGGGACGAAACCAACAGCTGACGCTATTTTATTCGCAAACTCAGTGGCCAAAATGGCTAGCGCGTTCAAAACAGGTAAAATAGCCTCTAACGCGGGCATGAATATGGAACCTATGGATCGACTAAGCGTCAACAACCGTTCCTGTAGAATTCTTAGTTGGTTTGCTGGTTGATTGATAGTGTTCGCAAAATCACCTTGAGCGAGAGCTGTCTGTCTAATCATAACAGCATAACGCAATTGCATTTTTTCGGCTTGAGACATGTTGCGTACAGATTTGGTGATACCTTGGTTTAGAGCTTCTTGTTTAAGTGAAGCTTCTGTTACATCCACACCATATTTGTACATGGTTTCTGACTGCCCAACCAAACCAGATCTCAAATCGTCTGACACATCCTTGAAGCTTCTGTTGGTTAGTGATGCCAAATCTTGGGCGAGGTTGTTCGTGTTGGTTGATAAAACTTGTGACTTTTCCGAAACAACACCCATAGATCGTGCGAGCAAATTGTAACCGCCAACGTTGTTTAGGATTCCAACTGTATCGAGACCTGTGATTTTGCTTAGAGATGTTGCAGCTTCGCCTGAAGATTCAGCGAGATCCCCCATAGCAACATTAAACAGATTCACAGACTCTACGGCGTCCATTGAAGTTTTGACGAAACCTGCAAAATACTGAGTGACTTTTGTGGCGACAAGAACCTTGATTCCGGTGTTTAACAAGCCTAACGATTTTGTTAGACCTGTGATACCCGAAGTTGCTTGTTTGCTACCGGCGCTGATTAGGGAAAAGTCCTTATATAATTTGCTCGTTTCGTTGTTTGTTGTTTTCGCTTGTAGGTTTAATTTTATGTTTATGTTTGAATTTTGTGTAGGCATTAGAAGTCACCAACTTTCTTGATGGATTCGTCCAACAATTTTAGATTTTTTGTACTCATATTGGCCGCTTGGTTCAAGAATTTTCTTTTTATTTCGTTTTGTAGATATTTTGGATCACTGTTGAGTTTGGCTTGTTCGATGAACGGGCGTTCTGGGTATTTGCATTTTTTGTCCATTGCGCTAGCTATAGCTATACGCGTATAAACACCTTGTCGCCACATAGATTCGTCATCCATCTCGCGTTTAATCTCAAAAGCTCTGCTGAAGGGTTTGAGCGTATCTGGACACAAAGTCCAAAATAAGTCGTAAGGAACACCCATCACCAGAGCTTGTGGTAAAATGTCTTCGTTTATCGTTTGTGTTATTGTTTTTATGTCTCCGTTTTCAATAGCGTTTGGGGTAGCGGTTGTTACACAGCTTGTTCCCCCAACGCTCGGAGACTCGTGAAAAAACTTGACTCCATAAGAAGCTCGGAAAGATCACCAAACAACTGTAAGATCTCACCACTCTCAACGTATGGTTCAAGGATTTCATCGACTTGTTCGTATGTGTATTTTTCATAAGGTTCTTTGTTAAGAGCCCCCATCAACATATCTCGTGACAAACCAATCATCATGAAGATCTTTGTTTGAACGCGCTCAAGATCCTGTACGTCGAAATCCTGCATATATCTGAATGAGTTAAACGTGAATTTGAGTTCAATTTGCTTATCTTTGTAATTTACAGTCATTTGGTTAGTTTCCTTTCTATTATGGTGTTACGGTTACCATTTCAACTTCGGTTTCGCCAGAAATACTCAGAGTCATCTTACGAGCTTCATCAACACCACCACCGGTAATGAAAATGCTCGGAGTACCCTGCCATCTGAAGATGCCGTCAACACCGTCCTCGCCAAATTCCAACTGGAACCAAGATTTAGTGCTAGCCATAGCTGCAATTGTGGTGTATGCTGTTTTGTCGTAGTTACATTCAAATGTGAATTTGTCAAGTTCCTGGAGACCGATAACATTTGTTTTCGTTTTAGTTGCTGTTAAATCTGTTGTGTCGATTGTGCTTGGTTCACCACCCATATCTGGATAACTTACGATATCCACAAGTTTCGTATATGTTCCCGTTTCTGTTGCACAATTTTTAAGAATTGTATTAGCTGTACTTACTGCCATAGGTTTTTACCTCCGATAAATTTTTTTATTTTTGTCGACCAACCCTGAATATGAGATCTGGTATCTATAGATATCAGAGTCATTAAAGTTTGGTACGGGTCGTTGTGAGATTCGTGATAGTCCATATGTGTCTGATAGAATTGCATCGACAGAACTTCTTAAGTCTTTCGCCTTACTCATACGATTTGGACCGTTTGTATAAATCTCTATGTTTATGGTTATTCTGCAATACGTGAATCCTGAGCTGTCTTTTGTATCATCGTCCGATGTGTTGTCTGTTTCTTCACAGACAATTACTGGGAAAACTGTGCTTGTTGGTTGATAAGAGGATAGAACCTTAGCGTCGGTTATTGTGGTTTTCAGCTCAGTTAGGATTTCGTTTGTTATGTCAACAATCACTTGGTTTACCTCCTACAATCTTAGATTTTTTAGTTCACTTTCAATTGAATTTGTTACAATCTTATTGAAGTTTTCCACAGCCCACAGATAAGTTTCGTACATGAACGGTCGGCTTCGCATACCTTTCGTCCAGGCTATGAAACCATCATCAGTCTCTTTTTTAGTTGGGTTTTTATCGTTTGCTGTTGTTGGATACCACCAGCCAGATTCTCCGTGAGAATTCACGTCATAAATCCAGCCAGAACCTGAAGCATCCGGGTGACCAGCACGCGAACCAACCATACCGGTTCCATATTCGACGAACATAACATCAGCGCCACTGATTGAAATAGCTATACCGTCTTCAGAAATCCTGACATCTAATCCAACCAACACACTGTCGGGAACATCGTATTTTCTAGCCATAGCTAAAACCATACTATGTGTTAGACGCCTCATGTTTTCCAAACCTCTATCAGAACCCCTGTCAATAGCTTGTTGTATCTTTATAACAGCACCTTTGCTCAAATTGCCAACGTCCACATCAAATGTGAAGTTACTCATTGTTTGTGCGCTCCTTCAAGCCATATACATAATGATTTAGACTCTTTAAAATCTTACTCACAGTGAAGTCATAGGTTTCTGGGAAGTTGTCTGTTGGTCGTGATCTGAAAATTAGAGAGTCTTTTTTGATGGGTTTTGTGCTGTTTGAGATATAATCTAGGTTTGCTGACTCACCGAAAGATTCAGTGAGCACATCACCACTGGCTGGAATTAATGGTATGTTGATGGAGCGCGGGTTCAAGTACGTTTTTGTTACTTCGCCGGTGTAGTTTCCATCATCATCGACGGTTTCCACGTCTTGGTCTGGTTCCACAAGCCATAATTGGACTTTGTTTTTGTTTAAGGTTCTCATGTCGGTGTGACCTCGATTATTCGTACGCTGTCTGAAACTGAATGAGCTCGTGGCGTAATTCGTGATAGAACCGATTTTGAGATATCACCAGATTCATACGATCGCGATATTCCATTTTCGTTGTGTCCGGTTTGACCTTCAGCACCCATTTTGTTGTAAAGTTCGATTGCGATTGAGAGTTGGGTGTTGAGGTATTGTGGTTCAACGATATCTGTGCATCGAATATTGGTTATAATTTCAGCTGCATTTTCAAGCAAGAACTCTAATATTTCGTCCTCACTGTTTTGGCTTCCGAGTAGTTTTTTTAACTTTTGGAGTTGCATTTGTTTCCTCGACTTTCTCGGTGGTTTCTTGAATTTCTGGTTTTTCGAAATCATCGATAAGACTGTCTGTGGTATCTTGTGGTTTGATTGAATCAACAACCTCAGAATCTGTTGGAAAGATATATGGTGTTTCTGCACTCACGTTAAATTTACAGAAAGCTTCGACTTCCGTCAGTTGTTTGTAGTTGCCGACGTTTGTGTCGGTTCCGGCGACACGTTGGATGTTGCCGGGGTGAATGTTCACCCCAACAAACCCTTCGCCAGCACGAACGTATAATTTACCATCTTGTAAAAATAACATTTCGCGCCTCCGTTTCTTAGCCGTTTGTAATAACTCGTGAAATCATGATAGATTTAGCAGGCATTTTACGCTCCCATGAAGCGCCAGCAAGCAATACTGAGTCTGGAACAGCTGTGTCAGTGGTAACATCACCTACAAACGAGAAACCATATGGGGCCATACACTCACGAACTCGTGTGTAGAGCATTTCAGTACCACCACCAAGCTCATCGTCAAACTTCATTGAAGATGGTCGCTCAACAGGTGCTTCTGCGTATCTGATAGCTCCGTTACCCAACAAGAATGTGGTGTATTCATCAGGACCATCGGTTTGTTCGTAGTATGTTGCGATATCATCAACATCGGGAACGGCCACGGCTGTATAAACATCACCAGCTTTTGTGTAGTAGG